CCATTACTTATCTTCACGTCCTAAAGAGTGAAGGCTTTACCCTAGATCAGGAAATTGACGCTCAAGAGCACTTGCTCGATTGCGAACGTGCGCACTTTGGGGAAAAGACCTACATCGACAAAATCGTTCCCCGGGCTGAAGCCTACGTCCAAAATGGCGTGGGACGCAAAACTTTGAAGAAATAACCCCATGAAGCACCTTACTGTTTTGCTCCTGCTCCTGATTGCTTACGCAACAGTCATGGCTCTGGGTTCTGAGATTTACGAAAGCCTTTACCCCAAAGCCAAACTTTCCCTTTCCCACCATGCGAAAACAAAAACTAAATAAACAGAAAGTTCTAGAGCAAGTGACTGAGGCTGACGACGGTTGGCTCCGTCTGGCTGCTCACCTTGCAGGCCTGAAGGCTGGCTTAATTGATGAGGGCGTCTTGCCTACTAAGGACTCTCCCAAAGGCCGGCTTTTGGTTTATCTTCAAAAGGCCAGTGATCAGGCTTGGAAGATTGCAGCCATTCATACGAGCCATTACCATACTCCAATTAAATGAAGCCCAAGCCCATGTCACGCACCATGCTTGCCCGACTCCGGGCTTATGGTGCAAGGCTGGTAGCAGCCAACCAAGCCTGCCTTACTTTTAAGCAGGCCTCGAAGAAACTTGGCATTTCTATTCCTAGCGTGCGCAAGTATGCGAAAGAATTAGACTTGGTCTGGTATAACCAAAAACCACGTGGCAAATACAAGCCCAAGCCCAGCCTAGCCAAATATGACGAATAACCCAAACCCCAGTCATTTGCATTTATTGAACGACCTCTTTCAGGAGATCTACTTTCTGAACGAACGCATTAATTCAGGAGACTATGCGAAGGCAGAACTTGCCATGCCAAAGGCTGAAAAGCTAGTGAAAGCCTGCTCAAATGATTTGAAAGAGCAGGCTGCCACTGGAGTATGGCTTCAGGCTTATGTCGCGACTGGAGGGATGCTGGGCGTTCAATATGTCTTCAAATCTGGAGATATAGAAATTAAAGGATCTGTGATACCCCGACGACGTTAATGAAAAGACGCTCTTTCCTGCTGGCAGGCCTCCTGCTGGCAGTTTTGTCCTTTGCCCAGACGGACGCCCAAATTCTCAAAGCCATAAGACTTGTGGAGAGTGGAGATAACCCCAGAGCCTTAGGGGACTATCACTTAGGCCTTCCTACGGCCTTTGGAGCCTATCAAATGCACAAAGGGGCTTGGGCTGAAGGAAACGCCCAGTTAAGGGTGGAAGGAAAGCCTGCCTATCCCATGAGCCAGTGGCGAAGGCTGGAAGCCCAGCAGGAAGTGGCTTCTGCCTATCTGCGTGGCCTCAGGAGGCGTTTTGAATCCTCCGGGCTGCCTTCCCCTTCCCCAGAGCAATTTGCCTTAGTTTGGAAGCATGGGTGGGAGGGTGCGCACCTTCTCGGCCTGAGCCCAGACGACTACGCCCAAAGGGTAGGCAATTTGTCGCGCCTTAAATGAGCAGTTGACAGCCAGAAGGCTGGGACGTTTATTCGCCCAGTGCCTGAGGCTCCAGAGTCTAAAGATTTAATCGTCGTTGCCATTGACCCGGGTGTCAATGGGGGCGTGGTCTGGAAAGCAGGCAGAAAGGTCTTTGCGGTGCGTATGCCTCCGACAGAATTGGACTGCGTGGATCTGCTCAGAAAGGTTGCCGGCCTCAGCCCATGGGTGGAAATGTATATTGAAGACCCACCCCTATTCACAGGCAGGCTGATTCCGGGCTCAGCTGTGGGCAAATTGCAAAAGAATTACGGCGTCCTGCTCGGGGCTTCCTATGCGTTGAACTTCAAAGTGAAAGCAGTCCGTCCCCCAGTTTGGCAAACCGCCCACGAATTCGGAAAGAAAGGCAAATTGACCACCACCGAATGGAAAAACAAACTAAAAGCCAAGGCCGCTGAATTATACCCAGACGGAGTCCCAGTGACTCTATGGTCAGCAGACGCTCTCTTAATTCTTTCCGCAGCCTTAAAACAAAAGATTTAATACCTAAACCTATGAAGAAAAAACTTACTCCAATTCCTCCAACTGCTTCCGTCAAAGTAATCCCTGGCACAAAGTATGTCCTGATTGACGGCGACAAACTTGCACTGCTTCAGACGCCTATCGTGCGCACCGAGCAGGTCTTTTATTTAATTGGTCTGAAGGGGAACTCTAAACCAAAAGAGATTGACGTGGAGGAACTGAAGACCATTGCTAAGTGAAGCCATGAAACCAGAACCACTAAATGCCCGAATGATTGCCACAGTTGATTACGTGGCTTTCATGAATGAAATTGACAACGTGCAAGCCGACAAAGTGAACCCTCACTTTAAGAGTCGGTATGCTTCCCTAGCAGAAGTTCTTTCCACGATTAAGAAAGTAAGCGTCAAACATCACCTTTCCTATTGCCTGATCACGGACACCCAAATTGTCCAAAACGGCGACGGAACGCATGACATTTACTTGCACCTTATTTCTAGGTTCCTGCACGATACTGGCGAAATCTTTGAAGCAGGCCGTTTGATTTATAAAACAAGTGGGCTTCTTCCTCAGCCTCTAGGAAGCACCATGACTTATTTACGACGTCAGGCTGCTCAGGCCGCCTGCTCAATCTCCACGGACGTTGATGATGACGGTCAATCTGTTAGCCAGCATATGCCTGCCAAACCTCCTGTGGCTCCTATGCCACGGCCTGTGCCTCAGGCTCCTGTTTATAAGCCTCAGGCCAAGCCCACAGCAAACAATGTAAAGCCAGAAGCCAAAGACTTGCCACCTTTCTAGGCCATGCCTTGTGCGCACCCTTCCAAATTTAAGAAACCTCCGGGGACTGTCGTAGCCATGGGGAACAAGATTCCATGTCCTTACGCTCTGATCCTTGTCTGGGATAACGGCAAAGTGGAGAACGCCGAGTTTGTCGCGGACATGCTCGAAGGTGGGGAAATTCTGTGGAAGGAATACTTTTCATGGCATGGCGAGTGGGCTCGCTGGAAGCAGAGAGTCTTGCCCACGATTCCTGTGCAAAAGAACTATGAGCTGTGGGCAAAGTGGAAAAAAGACTACTTCATGGTTCACCCTGATAACGTGACAATTAAAGCACCCTAAAATGAGGCCTCGAAAAGGAATTCCAAAAGTCATAGCGGACGAAGTTCAATGCCTGGAGTTGAAAGCAAATCATCACGCATTACTTGTCCTGCTCGACAAAGTGACTCCTTTCGTGGAGTTCCGCTGCAACTCTTCAAACGCTTTTTTGGACTCCATGATTAAGTGGCGTCGAACAGAACTTCCTGCTCTTTATAATTCAGAAGTGGAGTTCTTTATTGCCACAGGTTGCCATAAGAAAACCCCTTTGATTAAAAGAGAATCGTTCCCTTTGTATAAGAAACAAATAAACAAATGACCAACCACGAGAAGATTGCTCGGAACCTTAAGATCATAGGAGAAGCTTTAGACAGCGTTTCCTATTTGTTGGACAGTGAAATTATCGGGGAAGACGCTCGCCATTTAGCAGGAGACATTAAGTCAGCCCAGCGTGAGCACATTAATTTAGACGCCGACAGTATTAAGGAGGTCTATGACGTAAAATGTCTATATGACGAAATACGAAGAGTAGAGTTCGGCGTTCGAGTTCTCCAAAATAACGCCGAACGTTGCAGGCAGGCAATCGAGCAGTGCAAGGAGGCCGCGCACTCAATTGCAGAAGAAATACAGTCGACAAATCAGGACGACGAACTTTGATTAAAACTTTCCTTAACATGAATAACGATAACGCACCTGCTCGACCTGAATTAAAAACCATTACGAAAAACGGCACTTATGTGCTGAAGCTTTGTAAGCCAAAGGACGAAGTCATTTGGACAAAATTCAAATACGATAAGAACGGAAAAGCCTACGCCCGTATCTTCTTCAAAGACAACGAAGGCAATTGCCTCACCCAATTCTTCACAGCAGCAAACCCTAAAAACATTTCAATTACGGTTGGCAAGTTTTCCTCTACTTTCGTGGAGGCTCCAGATCCTAAAATTTCTGTTGAAGACTTAGTCCTTTTATTCACGCCGGCCTTTGGCAAAACGGCAAAAGTCCAAGTCGAAGTGAAGGAAGATAAGCCATACAACGGAAAGCCCCAGTTTAAGTATTTCTTTAAGACAATTGAGCCAGTGGCAGGATTTACTGCAGGCACCTCGATTGATTTCTAAAATGAAAGACAGAAACATTGTCCTGATTACTGGCTACGCCAGAGCAGGAAAAGACACTTTCCGGGCTGGGATTGCTCAAGGTGCAGGCAAGCACCCTGTCGTTCCCCGGAACTTTGCAGACAGCCTGAAGGAGGCTGCCAACAGCTTCTTAGAGCATTTAGATTTTAATGACGCTGGGAACCCAGACTTTTATTTGCACCCTAATTCTAAGAATTTCTTTTCTGACCCTTTTAAGGTCAAGCACCGCACTGTTCTCGTGGAATTAGGGAAGTTTGCTCGATCACTGAACCGCAATGTCTTTGCAGAGAACTTTACCAATTGGGTGCGCCGTTCTGGTC